TACATCAGCAATTACCGCAGCAGAACTTCCAGTTGGTGAAATTGTCCACAAGATTCATTATTACCTTGGCTATATGATGATTGGCACCAACAGAGGCGTACGTGTGGCAGCAGTATCTGACCAAGATGGCTCACTCAACTATGGTCCACTTATCGTAGAAACATCACAGCCTTGTTTTGACTTTGCTTCCCGTGACCACTATGTATGGTGCGCCACAGGAGTAGCAGGTGAGCCTGGGGTAATCCGCATTGACCTATCTAATGAGTTAGAAACCTTGCGTTTTGCTTACGCTAATGATTTATACATGGATGGCGTTACTGGATATAAGACAACAGCGTGTGCTTTTATTGGTAACGATGACCCAACGGTAGCGGATAGACTTACATTCTGTACAGCAAATACTGGAACAGCAGATGGTACTATCTACATTGAAAGCGCATCAACTCTTCGCACATCAGGCTACCTAACTACAGGCAATATTCGATACGGAACTCTTGAGCCTAAGAACTTTAAGCGTTTGCTTGGACGCGGTGACTTCTCATACGGCTCAATGACTCTTGAAACTGTAGATAAAAATGGAGTTGAGTACGACCACATCTCATACGACTCAACCATTAGCCCTATTGAAGTAACTACATCATCTCCTGCTACAGCGCAGGAATATGTTGCTTATAAGTTTATTATGTATCGCGACGGAACTGATACAACTCAGGGTCCTATCTTTAAGGGCTATCAGGCTAAGGCTACTATTGCTACACCACGTCAGCGTGTTATTCAGTTTCCTGTCTACTGCTTCGACTTAGAGACAGACAGATACAATTCAATGGTTGGATACGAAGGCAAAGCATTTGAAAAGATTCTTGCCCTTGAAGACATTGAAGAATCAGGTGACGTGCTCACTTGGCAGGACCTAACTACTGGCGAAGCACGCCAGGCAGTTATTGAACAAATTGCATTTCAACGTGCAACACCACCAGATAAAAGATTCTCTGGCTTTGGTGGAGTAATTCAAATAACTATCCGTACCGTATAACTCTTAGGAGCGCAATCAATGACCGCATCAAACTGGGCTGGACTAATCGTATCTGTTATAGCAATCGTGACAGCATTTGCTGGCAGCGTGCGCTGGTTAGTGAAGCACTATCTCAGTGAACTTAAGCCAAACTCTGGAAGTTCACTAAAAGATTCGGTTATTAGACTCGAAGAAAAAGTAGAGATACTCTACCAGATTTTAATTCAAAGAGGGAAGTAATGAATGATAAGTGTAGCCAAGAAAGCCACACCTGCTGCAATTGCTGTGTTGCGCCAAGCGACGGCTCTTCGCCCCAAGCGCAAGAAAGCCTCCGATGGGCTCCTACCTTCTGCTGCTCATATCAAGCAGAGTCCTAATTCAGACCACAATACAGGATACGCAGTAGACCTAACGCATGACCCCAAGAATGGGATTGACTGCTTTGAAATCTACGAGAAGTTGCAAGATGACAAGCGTGTAAAGTATCTCATTTTTCATGGCAAGATTTGGTCAAAGAAAAATGGCGAGTCACGATACACAGGTATCAACCAGCATAATAAGCACTTACACATCTCAATCAATAATGAGTCAGGTAAAGATACCTCTCCTTGGTTCCCTTGGTTAGGTAAGGCAAGTACGGTAAACAAAGTAAAGGCAGCGGTGAAAACCTTGCCAAAGAAGGAGACAAAATGAAGAAGATTGTTATTAACGAAAAGCACAAAAAGGCTATCAAGTCCTACCTCCGTGCTGTGGCAGCATCTGCCGTTGTAATGGGCGTTGCCCTACTCACAGATATGGCTCCACAGTACGCCATCCTCATCGGCGCTGTGGCTGGCCCAGCCCTCAAATGGGCGGATAAGTCCGAAAAGGACTTTGGACTAGGCTCCAAAAAGTAGCCTAAATAAGCCTTCCAAGGCCGTTTTAAGACAAGAAACCCCCTTACCCTAGTATCACTACTATGGCGAGGGGGTCTTTTGTCGTTTCTAGAGCAGTTACCTATCCCAGTATTCGTCCTCTAGGTCTTCAACGAACCTAACATACTGGTTGCCTCGAATGCGTGCCTTCACCTCGTAGTACAACCCTTCTAGTAGGTAGAATGCTGTGATACCTGCTAAAGAAGCCAAGAAGGTTTCCAATAGATTTGACATAGTTCTCCCATTATATATATTATAATATATATTATATAGGGCCCTTAGGCCCTTATATTATATATTAATTTATCTTACAATAATCAATTATACTCAAAACTTTCTAATTGTCAAATATTTAAAACAATTGACAAATCGACCATTCTGGTCTTATACTACCAATATGTCAATCAAACTAGAAGACTACACCCTACCAGAGCATATATCCTACTCTGCATTCAGTACCTACCTTACGTGTGGGTACCAATACTACCTAGGGCGACTCCTCAACAAGGAAGAAGCCCCGTCCGTCTGGTCCGTTGGTGGCTCAGCATTTCACCTTGCCTGCGAAACATATGACAAGGATAACCTATGATAAATGATATTCAAAGTCTTTGGACTGAATCGTGGAATGTATCCAAAGGTGACACCGACTTAACCAACGCACGTGTTGGCGGTCGCGCAACCAAGGCTAACCCTAACAAGGAAGACGTAAACTTCTGGAATACCCAAGGACCTGTATGGGTAGAGGGTTATATCAAGTGGCGCAAAGCCAATCCTAATTGGAAAATCTGGAAAGCGCCAGATGGTAATCCAGGAATCGAACTTGCCCTGACTCCCGTAATCAAGGATGTGCAGGTCAAGATGATTATCGACCGAGTGTTTGAGATTAACGGCGAGTTAGTTATCGTTGACCTCAAGACTTCACAGAGCACACCTGCCAGTAATCTACAACTTGCGTTCTACAAACTAGGCATCAAGGAGACCTTTGGTATCGATGTCAAGTGGGGGACGTACTACATGTCTCGCGGTAATAACATCTCCGAGATGGTGGACTTATCCGAGTACACCAATGACAAGATGGAGTACCTCATCGAAACATTTGACAAAGCGCGAAAGGCTGCGCTATTCTTGCCCAACACAAACAGTTGTCAGTACATGTGTGGACTCACAGAGTACTGCCAATTCTCTACTAAGAAGGATAAATAAATGGCCGAAGACTGGAAACTACAAGTCAACTATAAGTTGGCGACAGGCGACCTCATCAACATCCGTGCTAATAGTGCAGATGAGTTGAGCGTACTACTTGAGGGCATTGGTGACTATGCTACGCAGATTCATGCTACGCAACGTCAACTGCAGGCATCAGGTACTCTAGCCCCCCTGTCGACTACCGATTCCACTACAAGCACAACGCCTCCGCCTTACTCAACTCCTCCCCAGGCGCAGGCTCCGTCCGCTATCGCTCCGACTACGCAACAGAGCGGTGGCCCAGTATGTCAGCACGGCCCACGCAAGTACAAGTCGGGAATCTCCAGCAAGACGGGGAATCCGTACGCGATGTGGGTCTGTCCGATGCCTCAGGGCGCGGACCAGTGCAAGCCCGTAAACTAATAGACCAAGCAATTGAATTTTAAACAACTAGAAAGGGTGCAAGGATGAGAACTCTAGTACGTTCAGTAGGACGAGCCTCAATCGGCGGAGAACCCCTTCCTAGTTCGTTTAAGGCGTTTGAAGCGAACAAGATTATTATACGACGTTCAGAAGTTTCTATGTTTGCAGGCGCACCAGGAGCAGGTAAATCAACACTTGCTTTAGCCTTAGCGCTCAAGACCAACGTACCGACATTGTATATCTCAGCAGATACCAATGCTCATACCATGGCGATGAGATTAGCATCTATGATTTCTGGGAAAAGTCAATCAGATGTTGAACAGAAACTTAATACTGATGTTGGTTGGACTAAAGCAGTCCTCCAAAAAGGAAGCCATATAGTCTGGTCGTTTGAATCGTCACCAACTTTAGAAGACATTGATGAGGAAGTCCAAGCGTTCGAAGAGTTGTGGGGATGCAGCCCATCTCTCATCGTCTTGGACAACCTCATGGATGTCGCAACAGACGGAGGCGAAGAGTTCGCTTCTATGCGTGCAATTATGAAGGAGTTGAAGTACCTTGCGAGAGCGACTAACGCTGCAATTGTGGTTTTACATCACACTTCGGAAGCAGTTCCTGGAAATCCTTGCCAACCGAGAAGCGCTATCCAAGGAAAAGTTTCCCAACTCCCTGCTCTCATATGTACGCTCGGCACAGTTGGCACATCAATGGGCGTGGCATCAGTCAAGAATCGCTATGGAAGAGCCGACGCGAATGGAACGCTCATGACATGGCTAGCATTCAACCCTGAATATATGTACATCGACGACATTCCAGAAAATGTATAATGACAACTAGGAAATCACACAAGCAAAGAGGAGCACGTTTTGAGTCAGAAATCAAAGACTATTTTAGAGCAAATGGATACGACGCTGAGCGACTTGTTCGAGCAGGTGCTAAAGATGAAGGCGACGTTATTGTCCGCGAAGACTTCCTTGGCTCAATTGGAATTATCGAATGCAAGTCTCCAGGCGCATCGGGAAGAATTGACTTATCTGGATGGACTAAGGAAGCCCAAGTTGAGGCCAAAAATTACGGCGACAAAAGAGGTATCGCGCAAGGGGCCATCTTACCCGCAGTCATTATATCGGCAAGAGGAAAGCCAATAGCAGATTCATATTTAGTATTTAGATTGGGAGACATATTTGGTGATGACTGATGACCTGCCAGACATCGTTGACGTACTTAAGCACTACGGTGCAATCATCAACCGAACATCAGGTCAAGTCAACGTCAAGTGTCCGTTCCACAATGACTCTCATGCAAGCGCAAGTTTCAATACAAGACAGAACATATTCAATTGCTTCGCGTGTGGTATGCAAGGCAATAGCATTCAAATAATTGCGAAGAAGGAAGGATGCGATATACGTGAAGCAAAGTCAATCGCAGAAGGAATTACTGGGCAGGGCAACAGCGGTGTACGCGGAAAGTATTCATCTGGCCGAAGATTACCTAGCAGGTCGGGGAATAACAAGGGAAGCAGCACGGCAGGCGCGATTAGGCGTAGTAGAAGCGCCTGAGCCTGGACATGAACAATACACAGGACGGCTCAGCATTCCGTACATTACAAAGACTGGCGTTGTTGATTTGCGTTTTCGCTCCCTTAACCCTGCTGTTGAACCGAAGTATATGGGTATGGTTGGTGTTGATACTCGCATGTATAACGTACTTGATATCGAGCGTGCTGGTGATTGGATTGGAGTCTGTGAAGGTGAACTTGACACGCTTACTATGTCTCGCTTGGTGGGAATTCCCTGCGTTGGCGTTCCTGGAGCGAACTCTTGGAAGAAGCACTATACTAGACTCCTTGCAGATTTCGAGCGCGTCTTCGTCTTTGCCGACGGCGATGCCCCAGGTCGTGAGTTCGCAGCATCTCTCGCACGAGAACTACCAGTCACAACGGTATCGTTTGGAGATGGAGAAGACGTTAACTCGGTATATATCAAACACGGAGCGCAGTATATTAGAGAAAAGATGGGGTTAAACGTTGATTGAAATTCCACAGTGCAAGGTGTGCGGTACTAACTTTGATAATATCTTCGATGCAATTAATCATCTAGCAGAAGATGATAATGAAATCTTTGAGCCAGTATATACCCTGCCAAGTGGGTACGCGTTGATGCTCGGTTCGTTGCTCGAAGAGATATACTACAATGCAGATAAACCTGACGTTATTAAAGACATAGCCGAAGTTACTTATGCTACCTTGTACGCTGCGCAGACCGACGTTACTCAGATGAAGAGTCTAGTGCATGAGGCAATCATCAACCAGCACATGTCAGCAATTGACGAAGAGATTGAAGAACTACTAAAGGATGGTAAGAATGACAATGATGATAGATAAAGATATCAAGCCATACATCGTTCGTGAAGTACATCTAGAGACTCACGTCTCCAATACCGTCAAAGAACTGATGGAGTTGCTACTCAGTAAGCATCGGGACTACGGTCCAAAGAACATTTCATTGGCTCCTGGTGGTGCGGTCAATGGACTTAGAGTGCGTATGCACGACAAGTTAGCACGTATCAATAACTTAGTTGATAACAATGCAGACCCACAGCACGAATCACTTGAGGATTCATTTAAAGATATGGCTAACTATGCAATCATCGGATTGCTCGTATTGAGAGGACAATGGGATAACGAATGAAGATATTCGGACCATACAAAGGAAGTAAGCAAAATGGCGGAAGACCAATCTATGTTTTTAAGCGCAAGCGAAAAGACGGAAGTGTTGAAACTACTTCAAGTAATAAGGCAAGGGTTGATTACGAGAAGGCAACAGGAAAATCCTTACCGCGTAGCACCGACGTTGACCATAAGGATAACGGCGGAAGAGCAGGACGTGACGGTCAAGGAAACTTGCAAGCGATGTCACACTCGAAAAACGTGGCCAAAGAAAATAAACGTCGCGCTAAGAAAACTACAACTAAGACTAAGA